CCCCAAAACCCCCCCCTTAAACTCAACACTGTAGTGGATTCATTTTCCGTTGCAAAACAAAACATTACTACCCGCATTTATGTAGGCTCTGTGTTTTCTATGCGACCGTTACATTAATCTCTACTCTGACCCACTAGTTTATAAAACCGAAGACCTGAATGAAACGATTTTCCTTCTTTTCAACCTCTAACGAACCTCTGACGGCTTGAGAAACCTGAAGTTAGTAATTATGTTTAAAAGAAAGGAAAGTCAAACGCGATGACTCTTACATCCCTATTCCATACCGTTGCTCCACAATGTGAGCGATGCGAGGTCGGGACTGCAGTATTAGGGGAACGAGCTACATGGAGAGTTAATTATCTCTCCCCTCCTACGGGAGTCTCATGTGAGCTGTAGAAAGCGGTTGGCACCTCTCGTTACCTCGCCTGTACATGATCCATGGCTTATTCAACTTCTCAACCCCAAAACAACAAAACCCCCAAAAACCCCCCCCCTCAAAAACAACAGCGACTTCTTACTGAGGTCCTCCGTTCGCTCGAAGCTACCGGAGAACTGGTTACTGAAGGTTGTTGCTCTCTTCATTGTGAGCGACCCTACTTTATCTACTCTCATGGTAGTCGAACGGTTGTCAAGAGTGCCGGAGGCGTAGAGGAGTGTGTCTTTGACGACATGCCTACTCGCGTTTTCTACCACTGTAAGACACATTTCGAGCACCGAGATGTTATGACGGCAATCCGAGCATTTGGCCACGCAGAAGTGGCTGAACTTTTGAACTTGACTGGCAAACCATCTTACACACGAAAATTGCGCACTTGCCCAAAGGGATGTTCTTCCTGTGGGCAATTGGATTGCAAATGCGCCACACCTATGTGCTACACTGATTCTTCCGACAACGACGAGAGTGAGGATTCATGTAGAGAGAACGAGGTGTGGGGTTATTATACCCTGCGAACCATTTCAAAGTGGCAGCGATTTTTACCCCGAGCAGCAAAAGCACAATCAAACTTTCTCCAAGACGCTTTTCACAGCGTCTCTGTGTTCTTTTCAAGCGCTCTCAATTCCCTGAAGGGACTGGGAGAACGTGCGATTAAGGCAGCACTACGTGCTGTCTTTGGATACGCAGTTGACGTTTTGAAAGAATACTTCCCAAGTGTTAATGGTCCCGTGATGCATTTCTACGCTTTGATTGTCGTGACGTTGTGTATGTATGCGATGAAAATTCCTGGAGAAGTCCGTGGAGCTTTGATCACATTGTACTCATACGTTGTTGAACTTTCATTGCCTGTGGAGATTGGCGCACTTGTCATGAACATCTTCATTGGAGGAAGTTGGCGCGACACCCCACATCGCCGCGCCCGAGCTCAATCAGGAGACGATTTACAATCGTTGGTCACGAAGGCAGTTATGGGCCTTGCAGCCTACTGCATGACTCAGGCCGTGCCTGACACTAAAGCAACCAGCGAATTTCTCGTGAAGTGTGATCGAGTTCCAAAGGCAATTCGAGGCATCGGCAATATTGTCGAATACCTTACAACAGTCTGGGACTACATCCAAAAACAAATGGCAAAGCACTTCGGATGGGAGTATAAGATCGACTCCGAGATTCCGATAGACGTCATTAGTAATCATGAGAAAATTGTTTTCCTTGGCCACGCTGATCAACGATCCCAAATTCCCTTTGATGCTACCATCCGCGAACAGGTCAAAGACGCTTACCTCACCTACCATCGTTTGCGCCTTTTGCACCAACCTTCCCGCACGATTCAGACATTTATGGACAAATATGGCGGCATTATTGGCACTTTGATGTCAAAGGTATCAGATTCAACAGCAGGACAAACAGAGAACCGACAGAAGCCCGTCGTCGTCTTTTTGAAAGGCGGCACGGGTGTTGGTAAATCTGAACTCCTGTATTTCATGGGCACTGACGTACTTGTGGATTCAAAGATTCTGACTCCCGAGATGACAGACGATGCCATTAAGAGGAAGATCAATGCCTGCATGTACCCGCGTTACGTGGAGAATGAGTACTGGGATGCTTATAACGAGCAGCCCATTTGTCTGTACGATGATTTCGGACAAATGACAGATTCGCCGACCAACCCAAATCTGGAATTTATGGAACTCATCCGTTCGGCAAATCGTTTCCCTTACGCTGTGCATATGGCGGACATCTCACAAAAGAACAACACCTTCTTTCGGTCGCAGTACATCTTTGCAACCACCAACCTGGACTCTATCGATCCGCGAAGCGTTGTAGATCCAGCAGCTGTTCGTAGTCGAATTGATTTTGGCTACAACATTTCGGTGAAGAAAGAATTTCAAGTGAATCCCGAAGGAACGCGGGAAGAAGATCACAAGCTGGACAGGACTAAGCTCGTTGCTTCTGACGGTCCAACTTTGGCTATCTATGAGATTTGCCGCTGGGACCCTGTCACAGGCAACGTTTGTGCGAACGAAACATTGTCTTTCCCTGAAATGATGGCGGAGATTAAACTGAAGCGGCGAGCGTATGCCCAACATCATGAGAAAAGCTCTGAGACTTTCGTCAGCTACGCGCGACGTCGTATGGCGGTTGCGCAAGGCTGGCCTCAACTTCATCGTTTTCTCCGGTTTTCTCCAGAAGAAATCAGGACTCGTCCTGTGCGGGCGACTTTCTGTTTTCTTCTTAACGAGATCGCACTGGAATGCCGTGAAATGATCACCCGCGCTCAGACTGTAATGCAACAGGTGTGGCAGAAAATCCGTGAAACTGTGACGAAGTATGTCAACGGATGGGCCTTGTTTGGCACTCTGTGTGGCATGCTCACCTATTTCTTCCTAAGAGGATCACCGAAGAAGGGAGAAGATGATTATGACGACGAAACAGCAGCCTTGTTGGCTAAACGACCAAGGTATGAGATTCTGGCATGGATGGACGATGCGGAAAAAGAGTACTTTAGGGAGAAACGACGACTTCCACCTCGAATTTCCCAAGCACTCCAGGACGACAGAATGCCTATTCCTCTCTGGAAAGCCAAAGGAGATGAGATTGACCAATTCCAACAGATCTGGACAAATGACGAAGCCATCGAAGAATTGATGGATGAAGGAGAAGCGGCTTACTTGGCAGAAACGGGAATCCTCCCACCATCTGTTCTGGATAAGATCCCCCCAAATCGACACATCCGATCCGAATCTGGCAGAGACTTGCCCCGAATCATTGCTCGCATTGAAGGACGAAAAGCAAAGAGTCAAGCCTTCTCTAGCAAACAAGCACTGGAGGTAGTTAATGTGGCTCGAGCCAATCAGATCTGGCTAGAATACGCTCCAGGCGTGAAGGCTCTGGCGCTTGCAGTTGGAGGACGAAAAGTGCTACTTAACCGACACTACTGGAAACTATTCGGAGACAAGTTCTACTACCAATCGATGACATCGAAATCCCGAATCGAAGTTAAGAAAGAAGAAGTGGAAATTCAGGAAATTCCGCGCAGTAATTACGTTGATGCTATTCTGATCACTCTCCCGCGCCGAGTGCCAATGAGCCGTTCGCTTTGGAGTCATTTCATTCGCAAGAAGGATTTGATCTCTTTGCCTGGCAAATACGCACTCCTTGCATCTCGAGAACTCGACGGATCAACTACTTTGAAGAGCGGAAAGATTCGAAAGTTTGCAACAGAAAAGATCGACATGGATCATGAATCTGGATTTTTGTCGGAAAAGATGACATTCTTTGACTCAGACATAAGGACCATTGACGGAGATTGTGGAGCTTTCGTTGTCTTGGACGATGATCAATTTGCCGGAAAAATTTGCGGATTTCACTTTGCTGGATTTTACGAAGGAGGAGCTCTTTCGGTTCCCCTCGTTTACGAGGATTTCGAAGTGCTCATGTCTGGCAGTCCAACTCTGGTTGTTCCGAAGGAAGTCTTGCCGGAAGAGGGAGAGACTTTTCGGCACGCGACCTTTCAAGGACGCGTTCGTCGAGGAGTTAACAACCCGACTACGACAAGCTTTGTGAAGACTGACATTTTTGGACTTGTATCACCTAGCGAAATGGCCCCCGCAGTTCTCGCACCACTATCGCGAGAAAATGGACCCGGCAGGAAAGCACTGATGAAAGTTGATCAAGACGTTCCTTACATCGAGCCCTTGAAACTGGAAAAAGCTAAAGAATCTTTTAAGGAAAAACTGTTTTCATTTCCAAACAAGAAACCCTTCGTTCTGACCTTTGAGCAAGCCGTGGCTGGCGAAGACTCATTGCGATTTGCAAAAGGAATCAACCGTGCTCACAGTGCTGGCTATCCCTGGATGTTGGAGAGTACGAAAGGAAAACGAAAGTGGTTTGGAGATGATGAATGGATTCTTGATTCCCCAGAAGCATTGAAAGTGAAGGCAGAAGTTGAGCGGAAAATCGAACTGATGAAGAACAACCAGTACGAACCCTCCCTGTACGTTGACACACTGAAAGACGAGACTCGAGATTTGGAACGAGTTGCCCTTGGAAAGACAAGAGTATTTTCTGCAGCGCCTATGGACTATATCATCCTGATGCGCATGTATTTCCTCTCTTTCTTTTCATTCGTAATGGAACACCGAAACGAGAACGAAATTTCCGTTGGAACTCAGGCTCAGTCTCCTGACTGGGATCTGATGACTAAACGGATATTGTCAAACCATGGTGGCATCATTGCTGGCGACTTCTCCAATTTCGACGGAACTCTTCATTCTGAGATTCTGATGACTGTCTTGGACATAATAAACGAATGGTATGACGACGGCGCAGAAAATCAGCGCATTCGAGAATTTATTTTTGAAGATGTCGTCCATTCGTGGCATTTGACTGAGAAAGAAGTCAACTCTTGGAACCACTCCCAACCATCTGGAAATCCTGGCACGGCAATTTTTAACTCTATGTATAACAGCCTAATTATGCGATTGTGTTACTACGATTTGGAACCCATGAACATGTATGAGCTGGACACCTTCAACAGAAATGTTGTTATGGTGTCATATGGAGATGACAACTTGCTGAGCGTGAGTCCTTCTGCCAATTGGTATACACAGCGGACAATAACGGACGCAATGGTGCCATACGGCATGACTTACACCATGGAGACAAAGAGTGGTGAAGTGTGTGACTACCGAACCATCGAAGAAGTTCAATACTTACAGCGCTTTTTCCGCTTCGAACCGAAAATTTCCATGTGGGTTGCCCCCTTGAAGGCGCGAAGCATTAACGAACGTTTGAACTGGAATAAGAAAACTCCTAGCCCCTTGGAGACGCTGACTGAAAACGCAAAAGGAGCAATCGCAGAGTGGGCTCTGCACCCGGAAGACACTTACATTATGAATATGAAGAAAATTCAGAACGTCATGGTGACAACAATGGGTGTCTATATCCCAACTCGACAGCAAGGATATTACCTAGGTTTTGTCCGAACTGGAGAGTATGGAGCTGCGTTCCCAGCAGTCTCCTATACATGAACTTACGCCCTGGGCCGATAATGGGAAATTCGGCGGGAACTCTACCTAGCATGGCACATAATCCACACCTTTTGAACATATGCCATGAAAGTTGCTAGATGAGCCTGAAAATCGAACACAAAATTCTTATCACCATGTCTCAATCAACTCCCCAAAACATCAACACCACCCCATCAAACCCTACCCTCATCGGACAACCTGAAGTTTCAACTCATGATACCACTGAGTTTGTTACTGAAGGCAACGTCCCTCAAGCTTCTTTTGTGGATCAACAAAATGCACAAGATCAGTATTTTGTTAATGCAGACAGTGTTTCTCATGAGATTGCTGACTTTGTTAGTCGACCTTACCGATTTCACACAGGACAATGGAAGTCTGGAAGCGCTCTAGGCACTGTACTTTTCAGTGATCTAGTTGTTGCTACCTTGCGAAATTCTCCAGTGTGGACGAAGTTACAGGGCTTCATGGCTTTTACGGCGACTTTTTGTTTCCGTTTAGTTGTCAATGCCCAACCGACGCAACAAGGTGAGCTTATGCTCAATTTTCGACCTGATGAAACTGATGAAGATTCAAAGTCTTTTCGCTTTTGGAACAAAATGGTGGATCCAGCTTACGAGCTTGCCCGTGTATCCGGATGCCCTAATGCAACTTTGACTATCGGTAGCACTTCACAATGTGAATTCCGTGTGTCTTATCGCGCAACAGTTCCACTTTGCGACGTTTCCAACGGAGAATTTGGTAAGATTGACCTGAGAGTGTTATCCACTCTGGCCGGCCCTACAAACGCCGAGGCAGTATCGTACAGTATGTACATGTGGTTGGAGGATTTACAAACCTACGCCACGCAACCTTACTCAGGAACATCATCTTATTCTCAAATTGGCAACCGAGCAGCTAAAGCACAAGGTCGAGCTCTTCCATCCGCTGTTGAGGCAAAAGAAAAAGGCACTATTAGTGGTATTGCAGACAAAGTTGGCTCAATCGCGTCTGCTCTTACTGCTATTCCAGGCGTGGCGGACATCGCTGGTCCAGTCTCTTGGGCTGCGAAAGGCGTTTCGTCTGTGGCTTCTTTGTTTGGTTTTTCGAAACCGCATGACATAACTCCATCTGCAGCCATAACGAATAATCCTTACAAGGATTTCGCACACGGCTCAGGAGCTAATGCCTGCGAGACGAAACTAACACTGAATGACACTTCTGAATTGTCTGTTCGGCCACTTGGAGCAGTGCCTGAAGACGAGATGAACATCAATTACCTCACTAAGATCCCAATTTACCTCGCCAACCGAACATGGAAAACCACTGATGCTGTTGATAAAATTGTCTTCAACGCACCCGTTGCGCCTCAGTACATGATTTCACGTTCTGGTCAGGCTGGAAAGAAGGCTTTCACCGTTCATACCACACTCTCATACCTTGCTCTCATGCATCGCTATTGGAGAGGGTCCCTTAGCTTTACGTTTAACATCGTAGGTACGAAGTTTCATAGTGGTCGCTTGCGCGCCACTTTTACTCCGTCAAGAAAATGGACTCCCCCCGATCAGCATCAACACACTTATTCCAAAATTTTTGATCTTGAAGACTCCAATACTTTTACCCTTACTACACCGTGGGTGAAGGAACTTCCTGTGAGAAGCACCGATCGAATGTCGAATTACGAAGAAGTTGAGGGTTTCATTACCCTCTCGGTCGAAGATCAGTTGGTTGCTAACTCAACATGTGCTCAATACGTTGACATTGTTTGTTTCGTATCTGGAGATGTCTCTTTCTCTGCACCACGTATCCCTGATGAACATGTAGCCAATGGAGTGGTTTTTAACCCCACTTCAACAGGACGAGCTGCTAAAGCACAGGGCTTCACAGCAGATGTCGCAAGTGCGCGAGTTGCTGTGATGAACATGGTTCCAGATGAAGTTGTCCCGACTGCAGCACAAGAACAACGTGCACTCGAAGTCACTGTGGGCGACCCTGAACCTTCCTTACGAACACTAACTAAACGTATGGCATATAATGGAGTTTTTACCTTCAAAGATAAGAACGCTGATATACGCGAGCACTGCATCCTACCATCTAACCAGCTGCAAGCTGAGTTGGCCTCCGCGATTACGAGCGATCAAGTTGCCACTTATGGTGACTACATCGACTGGGTTTCCGCCCTTTATCGTTTTCGCGCTGGAGGTATTCGCTACTGCATTTATGGTGATCTTCCAAAACCGGAAAACACTCTTGTTAAATTCTGTCCTCTGGACGGCACAAACTTGATTATTCCGGCTTATGAAGTCACCTCGGCAGGAGTTGGAACCTTTAAAGCCACTATTGCACGGTTTATGCAAATGCTCAACTATGTCACTGTTCCTTATGCCAAGAACAACTATGGCATTCAAATAAGTGTCCCATACTATCATGATAGACCAGCACTCACAAATTCACGCTGGTTTGTCCCAAACCCCCTACCTATCACAACCACGATTGGCGCCGGTTACGACCCGGTGTCGACGTGCGATTCGTACGTGGCCATATCTAATTTGGCTCCTAACGATACGGATCTCACGAAGAATCGCCTTTTTGTCTTTCGCGCAGCAGCGGACGATTTTAATTGCGGTTTCTTTACTGGCCCCCCCATTACGTATCGAAACATTACCTCATAATTTATTTCATACAACAGCTACTGAACAATCGGAATCAAAATGCGACGATTGTTTGGTAACTTTCATCACGCAATTCTCCTTCACTGTGTTTTACAGTGAGCGAGTTGAAGAGTTTCTATATTTCTTCTCTTTGTAATTT